GAGTGACTTGCTGGACGAGAGGGCCATGGAGTTGTACAACGAGGCCAAGAACTCCAACAAGAAACTGGCAGTGATGTGGAGTGGTGGAATTGATTCCACAGCAGTGCTGACATCGTTGTTGAAAAACATACCCAACAACGAACACGACATGATAGAGGTCATCATGACAACTTCCTCGATATATGAGAATGTTGAATATTGGAAAAAACACATCAATGGAAAGATCAAACAATCTTTTTATCTTGATATAAGTTTGAACACATACTTTCTTGACAAATACATTTTACTACACGGTGATCCGGGTGACTGCTTGTTTGGTCCCAGTATGCCCATGTATAAAGATTATTTTCTCAAAGGTCTGCACAAACAACCGCATAGCATACACAAAATAAAAATTAAAAACTATTTGACAGACGATCTAGCAGTAGATTTCAATCAATGGTACTATGACAAAATAAGTCAAAGCATAGGCGAGATTGAACAGCAAGATTATGTATCAACTGTTGCAGATTTCTGGTGGTGGACCTATTTCAACTTCAAGTGGGAATTCAGTTGCCAACGTCCATTCTTTTATATGAGATCTACCGGCGACAAAGACGGAATGCCCTTGTACAAGAAACCAATATCATATGAGCATCAACAACAGTTTGCAAAAAATACTTTTTTCAACACAGACAAGTTCCAGCAATGGTCCTACACCAATTTAAAAAGATTAATTCCTGACGATGACCAGTCACAACACAAAATAGATGTAAAAAGATATGTGTACGAGTTCGATCACAATGAAATTTATTTTGTTGAAAAACCAAAAGTGGGAGTCAAAAATCCCACACAACACATAGATATCGATAGACCAGTTTATTATGACAACAACTGGATAGGTTATAGTGGAAACGAAGACAACAGCACGGTTGATAAAAGTATGAGATATCTCATAGAAAGGTACGAGGGTTAGCAACACATTAAAGATATGGAAAACTATTACAGCAAAAAATATCCAGTTGATCATGTAAAAAAAATTAAATCATCGCGAATGGTCGATAACTGGGAGATCCAACAATATCTAAATCAAATGAAAAAAAACAATTTTGCCGTTGCTTGGGTTCTTATTCCGAGGATATTGCTAGGAATTCATGACACTCGTCCTCGCAGAGGCACGTTCAACACGCCATGGAACGCACCCAGCAATCCACTGTATGCCATGCCCGAATTGAAATTCATCAATGACAAAATGAGTGACTTGCTGGACGAGAGGGCCATGGAGTTGTACAACGAGGCCAAGAACTCCAACAAGAAACTGGCAGTGATGTGGAGTGGTGGAATTGATTCCACTGCGGTATTGGTTTCGTTGTTGAAAAACATACCCAACAACGAACACGACATGATAGAGGTCATCATGACAACTTCCTCGATATATGAGAATGTTGATTTTTATTTTAAACACATCAGTAACAAGTTAAAACAAAAAAATTACATAGACATAAAACTAGATGTTAATTTCCTAGATCAGTACATTCTATTACACGGAGACCCAGCCGACTGCTTGTTTGGTCCCAATATGCCGTCGAGCAATAATCAAACTGTTAAAAATTATGAGTCATCGGGCATCCATTTAAAATTACACAGCATACATAAAATAAACATCAAACACCCTTTGCTGTCAACATATCAATTAGGTTTTGATTTCAATCAATGGTACTATGACAAGATAAATCAAACAATACAACAGGCTGGACAATCTGATTATGTATCAACTGTTGCAGATTTCTGGTGGTGGCAATACTTCAACTTCAAGTGGGAATTCAGTTGCCAACGTCCATTCTTTTATATGAGATCTTTACAGCAATATAGCAAAAGAATGCCCATGTACAAGAAATCGATACCACACGGACATCAAGAGCAATTTGCCAAGAACACATTCTTCAACACAGACAAGTTCCAGCAGTGGTCCTACACCAATTTAAAAAATTTGATACCTAAAGATGTATCACAACACAAAATAGATTTAAAAAAATATGTGTACGAGTTCGATCACAATGAAATTTACTTCAGTACAAAAACAAAAGTGGGAACCAAAACCCCGGTAAATGTTTTGAGAACTGTGAATGTGAATGGTGACGGCACGGTAAATCCTTTTTATTATGACGACGAGTGGGTAGGACACGCCTGGAATGAAGACGATCATATGGTCTCTAAAACTTCCAGAATGCTTCTGGATCGTTATAAAGGGTAATAATTAACGTTATGTCAAACGAGTTATATGGATTAATAGACCCGGCCGCTAATAAATTTGTCGTGGTGTCAACAAATTTTTCTGCTATTAAACAAGTACAATTTGTCATAATGCAAAAATATTTCTATCCGGTATTAAACATAACCCAAACAATAGATTACCAAAAAAAATATAACACTGAGTATAGAGATATAATATTAGATAACATAGACAATACCAATTGTGTAAAATATGGTGTCAACACTACCATGATTCAAAGTCTAGAGCAAACAGTGTCACTGCATAATGCCAAAGAATCCGGTATCATGATTTCACCAACTGACATAGATATTTCCTATAAATTGAAAGACGTATTAGAAATAATATTAGAAATTTTTGAAATTGTTCAAATACAGTTAGATTCAATAAAAAATTTTAAAATAGATTCAACCAGAGATAAAGATAATGGAATAAAAGAATTTTTTAATTTTTTAAAACTATTAGTGGACACACCAGATCATAGTGAGGAATTAAAAAAAATATTTGAACAAGAGCTAAATTTAAACGATAGATATAGTGCAGATTTACACGAATACCAAAAATATGTTACAAAATCATTAATCGACTCTTTTAATAAAATAGACATTTCAAACAACGAATGTGTTCTAGACTTTATTAACGACATGATAGATAAAACATCAAAAACAAAAAACACAACGAGTCCGCGTTATCGATATTTTTTATTAGAAGACGGATTTGACAATTTGAGTTCTTTTCAAAAAAATCCAAATCTATATAAAGACTTAATCCGAGAGCACAGCATGATAGAACATATAAGATTTTTTTTGAGCAAGAAATTAAATGAAATTACAGATCGTTAAGTTCCAAAATTCTCCATTACCCAAATCTGTCAAAGACAAATTTGCAAAATCTAATACAGTATCAAATTTTTTAAGCATGGGATATGATCTTCCTTTGAGTAGGTCTGTGTATCCAGAAAATCCTTATAGTATGTACTGGGGTCAGATTTATAAATTAATGCAAGGTATTTCAGACTGGCGAGCCCGATCGGGTACTTTTAATAATCCATGGAACGCACCCAGCAATCCACTGTATGCCATGCCCGAATTGAAATTCATCGATGATAAATTAGAGGACATTTATGATTCACGAGCCACGGAGTTGTACAACGAGGCCAAGAACTCCAACAAGAAACTGGCAGTGATGTGGAGTGGTGGAATTGATTCCACATCAGTATTGGTTTCGTTGTTGAAAAACATACCCAACAACGAACACGACATGATAGAGGTCATTTGTAATACCGATTCTATTTTTGAACATCCAGAATTTTTTATGAAATTTATTTACAGAAAACTAGCAATTCGAAGTTCTGTTTTCTTTTTAGTCACAAACGAGTTTCTAGATCAGTACATTCTATTACACGGAGACCCAGCCGACTGCTTGTTTGGTCCCAGCATAAGCAGAATGAAAATGGCTATACGTCAAGGAGTTCACCACGAATCCTGGCAAAAAAATATGGATCTAATAAAAAAACCATTGATACAAATTCTAGAAAACAAAACCAATTTTTATAAAATAAGTTTGCCAGAAAACTATCTTTCTGACAAGCATATCTCGGAGTTTTCAAAAAACTGCGTTGATTGGTTTTGTGAAAAACTCTCGAATAATATTATTGAAAACAAACACAATGATTATCTCACTAGTATAGCAGATTGGTATTGGTGGACATATTTCAATTTCAAATGGGAGTTCAGTTGCCAACGACCGTTTTTATACAATAACAGCGGAGAACATATATCTTTTGAAAAACAAAAATTTTTCTCTAAAAATACTTTTTTCAACACAGACAAGTTCCAGCAGTGGTCCTATACTAATTTAAAGTCACTTATTCCAACAGCAGACATGACCAAACACAAATCTTTGGTTAAAAAATATATTTTCGACTATTCTAAGATGACCGAGTATTACAAGTATAAAAATAAGATTGCTGGACAACAACCGGCATTAAAAATAACACAACCGGACCTCTTATTTGATCAATATTGGCAACCAAATCATGATGTTGATAATTTTTATGATAAAATGCTGAGCGAGTACAAAGGATAGTTATATGCGTATATTATTTAAAACTAGCCAGAAAACACATATTATCATTGATTTAATTGGTAAATATCAGCAAGTCAAGAATGTAAACACAGCCTTGATTTAACGTTAAATAAAAAGGAAGAAACACAATGACAAAAACAACTAAAATCAGATGGGTTATTGCACACGAGCCTTTATCTTTATTCGTAAGAGCGGCTAAAGATTTCCAAGATTTCGTGAACAGAGCTCAGACTGCAGAAAAAATCGAAGTTGAAATCATGACATTAAGAGAGTACAGTGACAAATACAACAACGGTGTATTAGTTACTAAACACGACTTATTAGACTTGATGGAACAAGGTAAAATTGAAATGTCTCAAATGTACACTACATGGTTAGCAGAGCATTATGAACAAGATATGTTAGCATTAGAAATGCCTTTCATATTTGCAGATCATGATCATGCAACTAGAGTGTTAGAAGGTGAAGTAGGTGAAGAATTATTAAACAAAATCACTGAAAAATCTAACGTTAGAGGTATGGCATTTACTTACTCAGGTGGTTTCAGAAACGTAGTTTCTAACAAAAAAGTTAGCAAACTAGGTGACTTAACTGCGTAATAAATGAAACTTAGAACTAACAGAAACCCGGTTGCCCAAGAAACCTTCAAAGCACTAGGTGTCACAGATAGACACGTTTGTGAAATAGAAGATCTAAAAGGTGCAATCGAAGAAGGAAAATGTGAAGGCGGAGAAGGAGTTTACTCTAGAGTTTACCCTTTGGACCAGAACGAAGTGACCAAATCGGTTATTGATACGAAACACAGTTTGTTCTTAACAACCATGATCATGCGTAATGATTTCTATGAGAAATTATCTCCAGAAGTCAAGGCTGTTTTAAAAGCGGCCGCAATTGATGCCGGAAGAAAAGAACGTGAAACAACGATCGCTGATGGAGAAGAAGCCAAGGCTAGATTGAAATCAGAGGGTGTTAACGTTCACGAGCTTACCCCGGAAGAAACAGCAGAGTTCAAGGAAAAGACTAAAACGGTGTACGAAAAGTTCGAACCAACATTTTCACCTGGATTACTTGATAGAATCAAGAAAGCCTAGTTAGTTTTAAATCAACTTTTAAAAAGGGTCGCTTCGGCGGCCCTTTTTTTTTGACTAAATTTTTAATATTGTTCTTGCTTCAGAGACAGAAGCCACAGAGCCATTTGTTTTTTCTATCGAAGATACGCATTGTTCTACTAGCTCTGCATTTGATTTCGCGAGCACATTTTTTTCGAGGTAGATGTTATCTTCCATGCCAACCCTAACATGGCCACCTTTTTGATGAACATATTCTGCTATAGGCAAAGACATCTTGCCTACTCCCAGAGCACACCAAATTGAGTTTTCCGGTAAAATTTTTAACGCATAATCAATTGTGTTGATGGAAGACTCCCATCCGTATTTGACTCCCGTCACTATTTGCCATATGGGTTGTCTGCTCGTAAGTCCGTCACTAATGAGTTTTTTTGCAATTCTGAGATCACCGCTGTCAAAAATTTCAAATTCCGGAAGTGTGCCATATGACTGTATTTTCAAAAGCATCTCAGCAACGACAGGAATAGAGTTTATCCTAACACCGTCGTCATCTTGCATCATGGTGTTAAAGTCTAGACTACATATATCAGGACGTATACTATCTATGTGTTCCACTCTTGTTTGAGCATCCATTAATCCAGAATTATCATTTGTTAATGGCTTATACACAGCACCCGGACCTGTGGTGAGATTAATAATAAGATTTTCGTTCTTGTTTCTTATCAAGTCAACAGTTTTTTGGTAAAGATCTTTGTCCATAGACGGTTTACCGTTATCTGGATTTCGAACGTGTATGTGTACTATGGAAGCACCCGCCGCCGCGGCATCCAACGAGGATTGTGCAATTTGTTCCGGTGTTATTGGCAAGTATGGTGTGGAGTTTGGATCAGTTTTACCACCAGTTACAGCACAGGTTATAATTGTTTTCATTAGTAGTTATATTTAAGTTGTGTGTTGACAGGTGAGAAAAAAAATGTTACAATTAGAGTATTATGCCACTTACACCAATTGTTATTGAACAAACATCAAAAGGCGAAAGAAGTTATGATATTTTTTCTCGTCTTTTAAAAGATAGAATTATAATGCTGGACGATGTAGTTGATGAAAGACTAGCGTCAGTGCTAACAGCACAACTTTTATTTCTAGAGTCACAATCAGCAGACAAAGATATTACACTGTATATCAATTCTCCCGGAGGATCAGTTACAGCCGGTATGGCAATTTATGATACCATGCAATACATCAGATGTGATATAAGAACTGTGGTTTTAGGACAGGCCTGTTCCATGGGATCATTGTTAGCCCAAGCAGGCACGGCCGGTAAACGTTTTATTCTGCCACACGCAAGACACATGATACATCAACCATTAGGTGGAGCAAGAGGACAAGTCACAGATCTACAGATACACATCAATGAAATATCTAGAATGAAAAAGTATCTTACTGAAATCTATGTTAAGCACAACACCAAAAATAAAACTTATGAAATGTTGGCCGCGGACATGGAAAGAGATAATTTTATGACACCCGAACAATCAGTAGAATACGGACTTGCCGACGAAATAGTAACAAAGAGACCAAGTCCAGAAACAATTTAAAAATTTTGATTTATGGATAGTATTCCAGTTGTTCTAGAAATAGATGCACAACAAAATTCTAAATACAGTATATTGTTTAATGAAAAAAAACTATTCGAAGACATAACATCAGATGTTAAGGTTAATAAATTTGACGTTCATGCAATCAAACATAAATTTAATTCAATAACTATAAAAGGTAACGTTGTAGTAAATCGTTTGGAACTTGATGGTATAGACACTCGTTATTTTATTCATCATGGATTCACTAGTAATAAAAATAGAGGAAATGCAGATTCCATTTTCGTAAAATTTTATTTTTATACACCCATATGGAAATGGTATATAGATTGGATAAACAATGACAATTCATCTTTCAGACAAATATCCAAAGATCATTCGGGATTTATTCCGTTATGATAACAATTTTGGACCATCGAATAGTTTCAAAAATTTAAACTTCCCGTTTGATTATGATCTATCTAAACTTTATGAAGAAGCATCTAGTTTTGATTGGATCGGGCCTGGAAAAACAAAGAGTTTAGAAAAAATTGATCGCATTCTATTATACAAATCTAAATCAGAAAGTAATATCATAGGTATTCCTATTGTACAGCAGAAGCATGACGAAAAAGAAGAGGTGTGTTTCAATACAGAATCATATCCTGAATGGAATAATTTTTTAAAAAACATAAAATTATTAGGCGGTGTTCTACTTATAACTATGAGTAAAATGAGTCCGGATGGATTCATATATCCACACAAAGATTCAAATTTTGTTGCACACAAAATATATTTTCCGTTGAATTGGCCACGTGGTTGTTATTTTAAAATTTACAAAAACGGATTAGTAGACTTTTCTGATCTTAAACCAAAAATTATAAATTCCGGAGAGTATATACATTCGGTCATTAATGACAGCAAAGAAGAAAGAATTATTGTCAGTATCTTTGTTGATTGGAATGTAGAACCATGGAAAAAGATATTTGAAGAAACATTTTAATCTTTATGATGTTTAAAATCTAATTCTAATATCTTGATAATTTGTTTATTAATATTTTCTCGCATCACAGTTATTTCATCCTTCACAACTGAACGTTGTTCTCCGTGTGTGTATTCCAGTTGTTGTAATAACTCCCACAAGTTCATTTGAAAAGTCATGAGCTCTTCTCGTGCCAGAAACTCCTCAAATTCTAATTCAAATTTTTTATGATCGGTATGTCCGATCGACATATATATAATAGCAGTTATAATAATAACAAAAAAATAACGCATAGGAAAGTATTTACATGAAACATTTGATAATGATAGCAACCGCGGTAATGCTCGTGTCATGCACGGCTATACCGACTTCACCAAAAGTTTCTTTTGGTAAAAAATGTTTGGCGTCTACAGATAAGGTCACGTATTCATATGTATGGATATATGACAAAAATTCTGGTTTGCCGGCCAACACCGAAGATTGTAAATTGATAGAAAAAAAGAAGTAATACTATTATTTTGATGAGCTTGTTGCTTTGTCAACTTCTTCAAAATCTTTGGTTATCTCGTCTTGTTCAACCTGTTGCTTGAATTTGTTACATTCAGCCGGGTTGAACATACAACCTAGGACCAATCCAATAGATCCGTCATATATGTTCGGCTCTTTGTTACTTGCTACGTCTTTGTTTTTAGACGCACAACTTGTCAAAAGAATGGCGAATAAAAATAATATCAATATTTTTTGAATTTTTAAAAATTTCATAATTATGCCATATTTATAATAGATTGATATCGACATGTCAATACAATTTCAACCGGTGAACAAATCTGCTCACCGGTTTTTTACCATACACAAATAATTTAGATGTTGGACGGATCTACTTTGATGTGTTTTAATATTTTGCCAGCATTTGATCCATGCTTGATCATGTAGCCAGTTGTTCCGTTTCCGTATGTGTCAACGGATTGAACTGCTCTTTTCATAGCGTTCTCTTTGTGCTCGATGTCTTTCTTTTTGTAATATGAGGACATCATATAAGTGTGTCTATCTTTGGTGTACATAAGTAACCTCCTTTTTTTCTTTAAGTTGGCCACTTTTAACTGATGTGGATCAGCCACTTTATGTCCATGTGGATGGTTCAGTATTTATATGCAAATAGCACATATCACCTATGTTTATATTACAACCCAAAACAAAAAAAGTCAAGTTGATCGTTGACCGAATTTGTTTGATAGTGTATAGTGTGCTATAAGTAAATGCAAATAATAACTATTCGCAACTAATAAAATTATGATTACCACTCTACTAGCAACCACGTTTGTAATAGCCAGAGAAGGACTTGAAGCATGGCTGATAGCGGTGTTGGCCATCACAGCGGCCAACAACAATCCCAAACATATAAAAGTCATTATATGGGCAGTTTTAGGGTCTATTTTGGCCACTATTGCTTTGGGCACTACAACTGCCCAGTTATTAGGCAATCACGCAAATACAGAGCGATTTGAAGGGTTTATAGGGGTCATTACAGGTGTTGTACTAGCCTGGGTAGCATGGTTCTGCCATAGTGCCAGCCAGCACGTTAAAGCCTTGCCTTTTGGAAACTCTTTGTTATTAGGACTTGCTGTTTTTGGTATAATGTTTCGAGAAGGAGTCGAAGTAGTTATATTCCTTACAGGCATAATCATCGATAGTCAGGACATTCAAATGGTATATTTGGGTATTTTGGCTGGTTTGGTAATATTGGTGACTGTATCAAAAATTATGTATAATCAAATAACAAAATTACCCATCAAAAATATTTTTAAAATTAGTCGTTGGATTTTTAGCATACTTGCTGTATACTTTCTATATACAGGTATTTCAGAAATAATTGAATACGGTATTTGGCCCCAATAGCTCAGTTGGTAGAGCAACTGATTTGTAATCAGTAGGTCGTCTGTTCGAATCGGACTTGGGGCACCACATCGATGTGGGGGTATAGCTCAGTTGGGAGAGCACTTGATTTGCATTCAAGGGGTCGTGGGTTCGAATCCCTCTACCTCCACCAAAAGGTCCCTTCGTCTATCGGTTAGGACACGTGGTTTTCATCCTCGAAAGAGGGGTTCGATTCCCCTAGGGACCGCCAACATTAAATACAAACATGAAATACGGACATTATTCAGATAATCAATTTCCGACATTTAATCACAAAGATTACAAAACAAATTCACACGGTTTTAGATGTCCAGAATTTTCTCCTCTGCCGGACGGAGGAAAAAATATAGCAGTTCTAGGATGTTCTCATACTTTCGGCGAAGGTCTGGAACAACCCGAAATTTGGATCTCACAGTTAGAAAAATTATTGAATAATAAAAGGTTAAGATTTTGGAATCTGGCACAACCCGGAGCATCTCCCGATATGTGTGTAAGGATGTTGTATGCATCTGAAAAAGTGTTGTTTCCTAAAATTATTATAGTGTGTTGGCCAGCATGGAGCAGAAGAGAACGTTTAGACATATATCCAATTTCTATAACAAGCGATGACAATTCCCTGAAATATGAAACCAGTGTCACAGATCAAAACAATTTTTTAAAGTGTGTGTTTCAGGTTGAGAAATTTGCCGAATATAATAATGCTGTTGTGTTTCATTGTTTTGCTCAAGATATCTACATGATACCCGATACTAGATATGTCCTCGACGACACTTCATTGAGATCTTGTTGGCCTGTGTGGGACAATCACCATGGTGCCGATGCTAGGAGAACCATTGAAGAAAAACCAGATCTGGCCAGGGATGGAATACACTATGGCACAAAACATCACCGTACATTTGCTGAAAATATCTATAATCGTTTTAGTAGTAAAATAAAATAATTTTAGGTCAATGCCCACAAACGGCTTTTGGTATCTTTCTTTATTTTAGAATATATTTTTTTAAACTCTTCCATGTCTGTAAATTGTTGTTCAGAAAAATTTAGAGCGGTGTTCCAGTTTTGTATTTTGTTAAAATAAACTTTATCAACATCATATCTATGAGCGATATCTAACATCAAAGGCATTTCATGCCAATTGTCTTTCTGTACGACCATGTGCAAATTAAAAATAAATTTGTCTTTGATGTGCTTGATAAATTCGAGGTTCTCTAGAATTTTTTCAAAGTTGCCTCCCAGTCGAAGTTTTTCGTATGTATTTTTAGTGGCACCATCGATGCTGATGCCTAGCACAGTCAATCTATCAAACATCTCTTTGTTTTTTATATACATTTTTTTAACAAGCAGTCCGTTAGTTTGAAGGCTAAATTTCAGATGCTCAAGGTGTTTGGTGTTTTTTATAAAATATCTATAGACCAAACTTGCGAAAGGATCGCCGTCACTACCGATGTGTACATTTGTATTAGTCTGTTGTTTTTTCAAATAATCTATAATCTTATCTGCGATAGACATTCTTTTTTTGAGTTCGGGTCCGGATTTGTAAAATATCTGTTTGTTCCTACAACTTGGACAAAATAAATTACAACTTTCATCGATGGCCAATCTAATATTTTTTATTTTCACATTTGGTACTGTTTCCGGCCATCCTAGGTCTCTGTCTTTTAACAAAAATGTGCATTGATGATTATTGCAGTAACGGTACGATCCGTCCGCAATAGATTCCTGAAGTATTTTTGCTGTGTTTGAAGTAATAATTTTTTCCAAAGGTTGTACTTGTATATTACCAACACTCTGTGGTAACCAGGCCTGGCATTCGCAAAGATAACAGGAACCGTTTTTATCAATTAAAACAGTATCAAAAGGTCTAGTACAGTAAGAGTTAAACTTAAGATCTTTGCTTGTATCTATGTTATACCAGTCAAATAAACGTTGATTTATCATGATGCACATTTAATTAGTCACAAAATTAATAGCCGTTTATTTTTGTAATTAAATAAGAGTATGGAAATTGAAAATTTAGAAAACAGTAGTTACGGTGTAAAAATTAAAACATCATATGATGAGATGATCGAGAACTTTGACGAGATAGTTCAACTGCAAGATCAGTATAAATTGCTTATTTTTAAGAACATTGATCTTTCAGCAGATCAACTGGTATCGATTATAAAAAAAGTAGGTGAGCCAGTCAGACATGCAAAATGGAGAACCAATGCATTGCAGAGTCATCCAGAAATATATGTGCTCACAAATGACAAAACCAAAGGACAATTGAGTCCAGAGATTTGGCATATCGACCAATCATTTTTACAAAATCCTCCTACGCATAGTTTTTTATATTCATTAAAAGTGGCTCAGGAAGGTGGAACAACTGTGTTCTCTGATCAATCGGCTGTGTATAGAGATCTTCCCCTAGATTTAAAAAAGAAAATTACAGGAAAAGTTTGTGTACACGAACACGCTACTGACTATCATCTAGCGGCTGTACCCGACCCGGATGAACTAAAAGGAATTGGTGGAGGGGAACCTGTATATCATCCACTGGTTATGCCTCACTGGACGACAGGTGAAAATTGTTTATTTTCTGTGTTTGGTCATATTAGAAAAATATTGGGAATGGAACAAGACAAAAGTGATGCACTCATGAAGACGTTACAAGAACACGCAATAAACGAAAATTATGTTTATGAGCACCATTGGGAAGAAAAAGATTTTTTAATGTGGGATAATATTTCTTTACTACATTCGGCTAGAGGAACAGTAGATAGCCTAGACCCAAAACACGAAAGATTACTCTGGCGTTTGAATGCCAGACACACACTTGCCTAAAAAAATTATTGTTGTCCGTCGACTAGTGTGAATGCTATCACACAAGGTTCATTAAAAGGATTATACCAGGCATGGCGAGCTCCTCGCTGTACTAAAACATCTCCCTGTGATAATTCAACCTCTTCGTCTCCTTCGTCAAGCAGTAGTTTTATTTTTCCAGAAATAACATATCCATAATCAACAGTTGGTGTTGTGTGCATATAAGGATGTCTCTTGCTAGGCTTAAGATTTTCTAAGGCATTCATTTTTTTAAAACCGTCCTGGGGATTTAATTTTTTCAGTACTTCGTCGTCTTGTGGATCAAACTGTACAACCAAAAAAGTTGTACCTCCCGGTGCCGGAAAGGTTTTGAAATTAGAATCAATTGGATCGTTGAATCCTGTGAAATCTTGTTTTTCGTTTTTGGTTTTCCAGAGATACGTGTGCGTATGGAACGGTCGGTCGTCGCCAAAATCTAAAACTCCCTTGGCAATATCGTTTGACATTACTGTTGATTTGCCTTGTTCGTTGATTCCTGTTACTATTCTTTTAAATGTTTTAATTGTTTTCATAATTCATTATATAATATTTTTAATAATTAAACAACCGTTTTAATTCCGGAACATGATCTTGTATTGCAATACCACGTTGTTTGTTAAAAAAATCAGTCCACAGTTTGGCTTGGTGTAATTTTTGTTGATAGAAAATTTCCGTTTCTCCTTGTGTCATTTTAAGTACATCCGCCAGTGTGTTAACACATCTAACGTTGTAAAAATTTTCCAATTCGTGAAACTTCATTCCTTTTTGGGTATAATGATTTACTGCATCCGCGGTGCGAGATTTTTGTTCCTCTAACATGGGTTGAGGTATCAAACGATTAGAAGTATACATGGGCGACGTCACAAGTCCTATATCCATGTCTCTTATGTCTGTGTTGTCATGTATTACTTGTATCTGTTCCGGAACGTTAAAAGACGAGTGTAACGTCAAGGATGTACGTACACATATACCGTGTCCACTCTTACACAACCTTTCTATGTTTTTCATAGTATTAGAATAATCACCGCCCCTGATCCATTCATATTGCTTACCTATACCGTCTAGGCTGATGTTGATTCCTAACTTTCCTCGAGGATATTCTTCAACGGCTTTCCATGCATCCTTTGATATCAAACTGAGGTTTGTGGTCATGACTATACGAGGTGGTCTTTTTTGCCTGGCCGCTTCGGACATCACTATAAAGTTTCTTTTTTCTACCAACGGTTCTCCACCTTTCAATTGTATTACTTCCACAGTAGGCAACACTTTTAAAATTTTTTGGAAATCTTCTTCGGACAATTTGTTCATGAACAATCTCTTTCCCTCGATCAGTCTTCCTTCTCTGCCTTCTATAGTTTCTATTCCTGTTTGTTCCTTTTGTATCTTTTTTTCTAGATCATACCATTTTGAACTATAAAGAGGACCACACATGATACAAGTTTGATTGCAAACATTTGATAACGAAAGATCTAAATACAGTATTGGCATATCTTTGTTAGATAAGTTTTTGGGAGGATTGTTGTTTGGAACAACGTCCGCAGTCCAGGTATCAATGGGTGCAGAAAGTCCTCTACTTTTTTTAAATTCACATGTGAAACAATATTTAGGAAATACGTTGTTTTTAAATTGCTGTCTCATACTATTATACTCGATGGAGTTAGTAAAAAACTTTTGTAAGTCGTCGACCTTGCTAATATGTTTGATTATAGGATCTACGGAAGAACAGCACACAACCAAATTTCCGTCCGGGTTGATCGTGAGACCCGACCATGGCAACTCGCAAAGTTTTCCTGGCTTCGAAGAGATGTTTAGTTCGTGTCTGTGCTGATTTTGATTCATCTTGATAGATATATTTAATGGTAAAAACATAAAGGTCAAATAAATCTTACGCTAATTTACGCTTCGCTAAAATAATTTTTTGTAAATTTTACGCAATAAGTAAAAAGATAATCAATGACAAATCTTATAATTTTAAATGATTTACCAACTTACGATGTACCATCAAAAACTGCTGGTGCATATAGGATAGCCTCATCTTGCAGACAGCACGGACACTCTGTAAATGTTTTAGATCATTTCAGTTATTTTGTAGATAAAGACCCGGTATCTTTTTTCAATATCTTATCCAAGCAAATTACCAAAGAAACTTATGCTTTAGCAATTAGCGGAACTTGGTTTTCTAGTTTAGACTTTGATCACAAAAAAGTCACAATAAATGATAGCATCACATATGAAGGTACCGGACAATATTCAGATGCCAAATGGTTCAATTGTTTTTATAAACTTTTTACATACATCAAAAAAAATCATCCAAATCTAAAAATATTGTTAGGAGGACACAGTTCCGGGTCTGTCGCCATTTATAACATTTTTGGAAATTTGCCTTTTAACTTTATTGATTACTGGATAAAAGGTTTTGGTGAAAGTTCTATGATTCAATTTTTAAATAATTGTAAATCAAATAAATCAAATCCTGTTGAAAAAATATTACCCGGAGATCCTTTAGGTTTATTATATGATTTTCATAATTGTCCACCCATGTTTTCAAAAAACGATGTAATACTTCCAAACGAAACATTACCTTTAGAATTAAGCAGAGGTTGTAGATTCAAATGTAAATTTTGTTCATATCCTCTGTTAGGAAAAAATCCAAAAGAACATAGATATCTAAGAAGTAAAAATAGTATTAAGGAAGAACTTAAATTTAATTACGACACATGGGGAGTTACTAATTATTTTGTCTTGTGTGATACTTTTAATGAAACAACTGAAAAATTACAAACACTTGCAGATGTTGTTGACGATCTCAAACTTGAATTAAATTTGACTGCATATATTAGATTAGATCTAGTTCATGCACATCAAGAAAAACAAATACCGTTGTTAAAAAAGGTTGGATTACGTTTCGCCAATTTTGGAATAGAAAGTTTAAACGATCCCTCATCTAAAGCAATCGGAAAAGGTTTGGGTAAAGAAAAAACAATAAAAGCGTTGTCTCTCATGAAGAAAGAATGGCACAATGACATACACCTACACGGAAATTTTGTTGTGGGATTACCTCATGAAACAATAGACACCATTGAACAAAATAATAAAGAATTGTTGGATGGTACAATAGGATTAGACAGTTATACATGGCATAGCCTAAGCATAGTCAGAAACAGAGGTAAGTCCAGAAGTTTTTCAAGTGAGTTTGATAGGAATTACAAAGATTACGGTTACGATGTATTTGAAAATAATATGCCTGGTAGAAACGGAGATGCTTGGAAGAACGAACACTGGGACAGTTTTATGACAGACAGGTTAAGTAGACAATGGAACGAATACGCTAGAACAAATAATAAATCTAAATTAGATGCTTGGCGTATGGCTTCGATTTTAAATTATGGTATATCGTATAAAGAAGCATTGACAAAATATCATACAGATCTACTGTCAGATGAGTATAAGAATTATAAAAAAGTTTTTTTGGATGATTATATTAAGAAAGTAAAAGAAAAATTCTTATAATATGTTTGCCTGCATTACACAGGCAAACATAAAAAATAACAATTAGAATGTAAATTTCATTCCTACTGCCATGTCGTTTGTGTCTGTACCTGATGGTACGTCAGTGATTTCGTAACCGGCGTACATACTAAAGTTGCTACCAATTTTTTTCTCGGCACCATACGTATGATACTTGTTACCATCTTCGATCTCACCGTAACCTGCTGAAAATGTTGTTTGTCCAATTGTGTATGAACCAACTAGTTCATTCGCAGTAGTGTCTAATGATGTTGACTCGACTGATTTAATTGTATAATTGTAACCAAGTGTAACAGCATCGTTTAAATCAAAATTTAAACCCGCACCTTTGTACTCAATCGAATTTACTTTGTCATCTGAGTAAGCAATACCTACGTTTAGTTTATCACTTACATCCATAGAAGCCGCAGTTTCATAAACATCAACACCTGATTTACCAGTTGTTCCGTCAACTTTGATCAAGTTATCTAACTGTATTGCACCAAATGTGTTAGAGTAGATTACTGTGTGTGAATCTCTACTGAACAGTTTTTGTGATGCACTATTACCATATTCTGGGAACACATCTGTTTTAGATGTTACTGCACCTTTGAATACAGAGTTTTGTCTACCTGCTGACAGCATACCTGCATCGCCCATGTCGACACCAGCATATGCTAGTTTTGAATCAAATGGTGTTGAACCAGAATCATCTGCATCGATGTCCACTTCTAATTTGGCAAAGCCGTCGATACCTTCTGATAGGTTGCTCGAGAAATCAACACCGATAGAAGAACCGTTGTTCTCCGCTTTCGATGTTGCCACGCCGTTAGCGTCCTCGTTATTAGAAAGCATATAGTTTAATGAACCATAAACTTTCATATCAGCCGCTTCTGCTGGAGCCGGTTTTAAAACCGACCATAATATGCCAAGTGCAATAATAATCGCTACACCTAGGCCTATTTTTTTCTTTGTTATTTTCATAGTTTTCTCCTTATTTTTGTGTGGCTGTAAAGCCATTCACAAATTCTTTAAACTTCTGGGAATTTTAATTGATTTTTTCTATATGGTAACTTTTATGAAATGTTGTTTTTTCATTTTTTTTACAGACACTATTTATCATAAACTATGTCTATTATTGCTCTTCATCTGAGTGTAAATCATTTAATAATTGTCTCAATTTGGCCCCTTCAACTGTGGCTTTAACTTTACCTATATCGTTTCCTTTTGTAGGATCGATAGTAATATTTTTGTTACTATCATTAATAATTTTACTTTTTTGTTTTAAAGAATCGTACATTGCTGTTGCTGGTTTTTTAAATTGTGAATGATCGCCTTCCTCTTCGAGTAAATCTTTTATTCTAAGAGTATCTAAATCAAATTCTAAATCCACTTTTTGTCCCACACCGCTTGAACTTCTTGTTTTCATAAACTGTATTTGATAACGTCCACGCTCTTTCATTGCACGACTTGTAAAGATACCAATCACGTTATCTGCTGTTTGAATCTTACTCAACCCGCCCGAAATATGTGAATGGTCAAACTCGATTTCTTCAACCGATGCTCTATTCAATTGTGATGCCGTTACCATGATCATCTGAGATTCAGTTGCGAAATTTCTAAGTTCTTCCGATACATATTTGTCTTTTATAAAAAGATCTGCAGGACTGATACGTTTACTTTTAGGCATCATCAGATCCAAATAATCAATCAATATACAATCAAATTTCTTTTTATTTTTCAATTCAAGTTCTTTGAGATACGCTTTAATGTCATTTACGTTACTGCCACTTGGTAGATATTTTATCTGTAAAGCACCGGATTTTTTCTCAATCATTTTTACTTTCATTTCCACGTTGTCAATTTCTGGAAATATTCTTCTTGTTGCTATGCCAGACATCATGGCATCGAGTCTCATTGCCACCAATGATTCACTTAATTCAAATGAAAGATAGCAAGTATTCAACCCGGCAGTTGCCCAATTCACAGCAAGATTCTGTAGGAAAATAGATTTACCTGCACCCGATCCTCCAGCAAAAATGTTTAATTCTCCTTTATTAAATCCGCCAAACAATTTTTTATCTACGTTTATCCATCCTGTGCTAACCTGTCCGTTGGCACTCTTAAGATCCTCTAATCTTCTTTTAGGGTTTTCAAAATAGTTTGTTCCTAGATCTTTAGTAAGACTTATACTAACAGCCGCTTTGATCTTGTCTTCTACTGGATTATAATCTCCCTTTTCGAGCAAATCTGCAGACTCCAATATTGCTCTCTCCATTGATTTGTGCCTAGAAAATGTTTCAAATTCATCTAGTAGCCAATTAAAATGTGCCGGATCTAGATCCTTTGCAGTTTTTAATTTTGTATCATGTACAGCATTAATTTGTTCAACGTCGGGCATGACTTTATATTCATCGACATAATCCTTAACAAATTTTGCAATTGGTTGTAGTTTCCTGTCAAAATTTGCAGGTTCAAAAATATTTTGTGCCCTAGCAAATGATTCAGCATCTGCCATTAGCATTTCTAAATAAAGTTTTTGTACGTCAAATGTATATTCAGCCATTTATTTTTCTTTTTAAATCGATCTTAAGTTTATTAGTTTCTGTTCCTTTTAGTATCGACTGTATTGTATATAATCTTCCATATTGTAACACAGATTCGGCCACATCATCAACTCCTTTTTGCCATTCTGGAAAAGATACAGACCACCCAAACTCTATTGCTTGGTCTATTAGTTTTTCTCCGGCTTTGTCTTGATCCGGCACTACAATTACCTGTCTATTCAAACTGTTTATAATATCTTTCTGCGTATCATTGACCTCTGAACCTAAAATGCTCACACCCGAAACAGTGATAGCATCAAAAGGACCTTCGGTTACAATCACAAACTTTCTTTTCCAATCCTGGACATCTATGTTAAACACATAACCCGGTTGTGTTTCTGTCCAATATTTAACTTCCTTGTTTCTTGTATCAAAAATTCTTCCTGTGTGTCCTACTATATTATTTTTCCAATAAAAAGGCACAATTACTCTTCTATGGAAATCTCCTGTTTGATCCGGACTATAATAAAATTTATACCAATCGGGAGAAATACCTCTTTTTTTTAAGTAGTTCAATAATTGATCAATTTTTTTATATTGAACTTCTGTTAGATCTTTTGCAATATATTTTTCCAACCAATAATCTAGTGTGTGTGAATTTTTTGGCAACGTCTTGATAGCAAAATTTATATTTTTTTTTGTTTCAAATGTATTGCCGGATTCTTCATAACGCATGGCCTCTATTGATAATTTTCTTATAGTTTCTTCACTAATTCCTAACCAGCTCATGAGTTGTCTTGTTTTCGCATTGAGTTTTCTTCCAACAACATACGAAGTTTTATAACCACAATTAAAACAATGATAACTTAAAGTACCGTCGGCAGAAGTCATGATGCCTCCACGTTTTCTTTTATCAGCACCTGTGCCGTTGTGTATACAACACGGAGCATTAAAAGATAACCAACCAGAGGGTGTTTTTTTCTTTCCGCTAGGAAGCGAATTCAGAATAGTAGACTGAATTAAATTCATATTCTACATTTTACTGTCTATATAAGATTTTGTCAATCACACCGTTGTTACTGCCGGTGTTTTGCCAACTGAATCTGATGTTTTCCCAAACTCCAATGAAATTAAAGTATTTGACTCCAGTTGAATTGGTAAATGTAATTGGGTTGGTTTGATCAGTTGCTGTGATGTCTGCGAAGTCCGAGTCTTGTACTGCTGTTGTGACCAATGTGCCTTGTATCTTAAATGTTCCAGTAAATCCGTTGGTATAAACAGCGATCGTGTGCAAAGAGTTATTACCATTTTGACTAGACTTACCGTCGATGTAAGCAGATGTTTTTGAATATGGTCCTGTTGTTACAGGCCATGTGATTGTTTCATTGCTAGGCACAAATTTTGGAAATGCACCGTCTAGTATCTCAAGTGTCCCTTCAGAATTATATGAGGTATTAGCATAGGTCACAGTATAAGTCACAGTAGAATCATCTCCTATTGCAATTTCTCTAATACTGTAATTGTAAAATCCCGGCTCTAGATCTAATAAATCTCCGTCGGTTAATGTTACTGTTGCTTTTCCTCTCGTGCTAACAGTTGACCCGTCGTCTACAAGTGTTAATGTTTTTTTAATGACTGATCTGTCGTTTTTTGTGTCGATCAGATCAAATTCAAATTCTTTGGTCGTAATGCTTTGTACTGCTTGATCTTCGTTTTTGAATACAAATGTTATTGGATTTGATACACCTTTATACACTTTTAGACGTCTATCGTACACTTTTGAGTTCCTTCCATTATAACCATTAATGTAGGCTATTACCACATTGTTTATTAAATACCTTGTAACTGTTTGCATAACACATATTTAACAGTATTTATTGAAACATATGAATGAAATTTTTGAAACATTAAGAAAGAAATTTCCATTTTTATCTCTTATACGAAAGGGAGATATGGAGTTTGTGGGGATCGTGCAAAACCAAGATAATCAAGTGACCAGTTTTTATGATTATGGTAGAATCATGTCTCCAGAAGATAAAATGGATTTTTTGAAATATGGTGAAATATGGTGGTGGGAATCAAATAGAAAAATACCTATTAACATATTTTTAAAAAAAGATTTCCAATACTTTAGATCTACACTGGTAACACTTACCACTAAAGATATCGAAGTTGTACACGGTCCTGTGCTTAGGCTCGATGAGATATCTAAAAAACGAATTAAAAGAAGAACAATTCAATTAATGAGAAGACCTAGTTAGGTTTTTTCTCAATGTATTTCAAGTAATATATAGTCAGTGGATTATTTGGCTGATACGAACTATACTCTATCGATGTTTGTTGATTTCTTTTTTTTGATTTTTTAAGTTTTTTCTTTTTCTGATGGTGCATCAAAAATGTATTTATCAGTTGAAATTAAATTCATCTGCACAACTATCAACTGAGCATAAGCAATCGCATGAGATTTTTTAAAAAAATAACTACCGTCTGTTGGACGTGTCCAGACCTCGGTTAATATCGTGTTCCAGTCTTTATACATCAATCCTCTTTTTGCTGGTCTTATAATTGCCAATACAGCCGCAAGTTGTTCAATATTTTTAGGCTCAAGTTTTGAGACAATGTCAAAATGTCCGTTCAAATGGAACAATTGATTTACAACATTTATATCTAATAACATATTCCAGTCGGGCTCTGTCAACATTAATTCAATTAAGTGTTCTTCGGATTTAACTTTTTCGTAAACACTAACATTTAAACAATCAATCTTAAAATATTTTCTATCTTCTGCTCTTTTATAATCTAAACTACAAAAACCTTTCAACGGGTCAACCGGAGCATCGTGAAAATATATTCCCGTTTTATGTTTCTCGGCATTTTCTTTTTTTATTATAGAAGCCGGAATGTGTTTGAATAACTTCAACGCATTTTCTCTATCAAAAAAATCTATATCTACATCAGGCATTAGTGTAATTTTCCTTTATTATAATCGTTAAACTTTTCTTTGATCCCGGGTTTAAGTAAATCTAAAACTTGTAACATTTTTTTATAACCTTTGCTGTGTTGAGTTTCTTGATTCATTTCGGGTAAAATTACTTTGCCTACCGACCCGTCGGCTTTTATTACAACAACACTGTCGCCCGCTTCAATATCTAAATGATCATCAATAGCAATATCTACTTTACTCAATTCTTGCCTCCTTGGCTGTTTCGTTTACAAAAATTGCATCGGCCGGATTTGATCTAAATTTGTTAGACCAAAATTCGGGATTTATAAATCGTTGCACCATTTGTAATTGTTCATCCGAAAAAGATTTCAACATTTTTTTACCCGCAGGACATCCGAGGATCAACCATGGAGATATACTGCCTTTTTGTATATGTGAAACTGCTCTATTGGTACTAACTAAACGAAAATAATCTGCCCATTGTACTTTTTGTTCGTCGGCCCATTCCATCATTGTTTTAATAGATCTTTGTAGAGCAGATTCTAAAGGTTCTGTTTTTAAAGTTTCAATCAAGTAAGATTCATATAGTTCATCTCTTGCCCAATGATCTAATTTAACTTTTGATCTTACAATAAAATCTATATATTTGTCTGGATATAAAGGATTGATGTACATAAGATATCTACCAAATTTTACAAATGCATTATAATAGGACGAGTCACAAAATTGTTTATATGTTTTTGGCTTTCCGGTATTTTGATGAACTTCATAAAATTTTTGAAAAACAAGGAATCCATTTTTAACCCATTTTTCGTCCTTTTGTAAATGTCTTCTTTTGGGTTCGCATACATGAACTTGTAATGTTCTTTCTTTTTGAAAAGTTTTATTACAGTATGTACAAGTATTAAGATTGTTTTCCATATGATTCTAATATTTCTTCGAGCTCGGCATCGGTTAATATCTTGTCAAGAGTTTCAATATCGTCTTCCTTCATATGAGGATATATTTCTAATAGTTGTTGCATACTTTTATTAACTGTCTTCTTCATTGGTTTGACCCATGGATGAAACTGTTGTTTTAATCCACCGCACATGGCAGTCAATATCCAGCAGAGTTTTTTGTGTTTGCTGGACAACGTAAAAAGATGTTTGTTAACACACTCGTTAATCATCTCAACATAGTGTTCTTGATAAAATTTATCGCCGGATACAGAACTAGCATATCTCATGATCATATATGGAGAATATAAACTTTTTTCTTTATCATCGATACGATCATAATAATCCTTATTACGAAAATCAACGGCTTTCATGCCATTCCTGAGCTCAAAAAATTTTCTATTTTTTTCTTTTACCATACCGATCCATAATCCAGTTGTTCAGACTGTCTTGATATATCTTTAACAAAATAAGCACACTTGGGATCCTTGCCGTCCTCCAACGGAACTGCTAATATCTGTCCTGATTTTAACTTTGGAAAGTACCATTTTACTTCTTGATAGATATCTTCTATATCAACTAGCATAAACTCGGGTTTGGCACTAGTCATGGGATTAAACACAAATGCTTCAAAGCCTCTATCATTTAAACTAGTGATAGGCATAACAAATAATTCGCCTTCCTCTGGATCACCTACAATCATTTTCCAATCTAACGGCATTTTGATCTTGTAGTTTCCGATAGACAAAACAGCCGCCGGAGCATTAAAAGATTCTAAAAAAATTAAAGGCACATAAAAATAATCTGGATCAGCAGGATTGCTATTATCTAAAACTGCAAATCTCAAATTATCGTCAACATACTCTGGTATTTTTTCTAAGGTATATGTTCTATTTTCTAATGTAAGGATTTTCATAATTTATTTTATCTATATTATAAGGGTAATTTGCCTCTTTGTAAAACTTTTTTCTTTCAGTTAAATGTCTTTTTGCAAATTTACACGAACTGGTTATATCCCAGATTTGTACTGAATCTTTATCTTCGGCTTTTCTTATTCCTCGTCCTATCGATTGTATTACTCTAACAAACGATTTACCAGGTTCTATAAGAACCAAATTAAAAATACGAGGGATATTAATGCCAACGCTGGCAACTCCATATGTGGCAATAATAATTTTATTTGTTGCAGTAGATACTTCATCATAGTGTTCCTTTCTATCTATATTTTTTGTTGCTCCCGAAATAAAAGTTGATCCTTTCAATTTTTTTTCTAAAATCTCTCCAGCAGATATTCTATCAACTAAAATTAATGTATTACCTGAACTTGCTATACTGTCAACAGTTTTAGCAATCCATTCCATTCGTGTTTCATCTGTTGTCAGCCATTTTAATTCTTCTTGATAATTTTTAAATGCAGGATGATCTTGTGTTTGTAAAATATTTACATCACATTTTGCTAACACTCCTTTATCTTGTAATTCTTTAGCGGGTATTTTATTTACAACTTCACCAATTGAACATTTTAATCCATAAAATTCAAAATCTGCTTTAGGCACTGTTCCTGTGAGACCCCAACGTATACCACAATGAGCAAATGGTCCCGTCAACATTCTTTTTAAAACATCGGCCTTGGCCATATGTACCTCGTCAACTATAATTGTATTGACATTTTGTATTGCTTCTAAAAATTCAGTAGAGTGATCGTCTTTACTTCTTTTTTCTAGCACATTAAGAGATTGCCAAGTGGCTATTGTGTTTTGTCTTCCTAGTTCTTTGCGATCTCCATAATAAACTCCCACATCTAAATTACAAGCAAGAAAATCGTCCTCGGTTTGTGTTACTAAACTTTTATTTGGAACTATTGTTAATGTTCTTCCGTAATCTTCGACTAGTTTACATAGTGCGGCAGTGATAATTGTTTTACCTGCACCAGTGGCAACTTCTTGTATACACTGAGGATTTTCTAAAAATTTATTAATTATTTCGACTTGATAGTCTCGTAATTCTATCGGTTGTCCTCCACACGGATGATTTGTGGGCCAAGTAATATCACTTAAATAATTTTTGTCTATCAGTTTAAATTCAAAATTATGATTTTCACGCTCGTCGTTAAGGTCGACATAAACATTATGTTCTTCAAGTATTGGTAAAATTTGAGGCACTAATGCTAGATAACTGGTACCTCCCAAACCAAAAAAACTAACTTTTCCATCCCATCTTCCTAATTTCACTGCCGGTAGATGACGGGCATACGGAATCTCAAATTTAAATTTATTGTGTAATTTTTTACGAAACTCTAATGATAAATCTTCAAATTTAACATTCACTTCATCCTTAATTACTAATTTACATGAACTCATAATTGTTTTATATCAGTTTTAAAAACTTGGTTTTGTACTAATATAATACAATCTTTTTGGAAGGTTATCAACCATTCTCTTAATAGATTCCGACGATGTTGGCCAAAATACGGTATCTTGTAAAGCAAAACTACATTTTATTTTTACTTTTGATTTGATTAGTGTTCTTGGTATTCTGTTTCGAATGATTATAATTTTGGTATTTTTATCTATGTATTTTGATGCCTTGGATTCTAACACTATATTAAACCATCTATCCTGCATCGACATTCTATCGCTCAATGATGTATCTTTACCATAAATGTAATCCGGGTCTCCAGCATACACAAAATCTTTTTCTCTTTGTGAATTATAAACATCTGGCGGATCTTCTAGTGTTACCCCCCAGGCTATTTGATTTACATCATAGTTCATTTTATAAAATGCTTCATACCATTCTTCAAATTCGGTTACTTGTTTAAAA